TTTCGTACCCACCCTACATGGCGCAGAAATAATGGCTCTAATCGGCTGCAGTACTAAATCTACTTGATTGACTTATATCAAGTGCCTGTACTGTATGGATAACCATTAGGGTTTTGGAGCAGTCTTATAAATCAAGGACTTACAGACTCTGGCACGATTCTATTATGCTATATATGTGTAAGGGCAGCATTTTTGCCCCTACTTGTTCAACCAATAGGAAAGCACACAATGGAACATCTAATCGACTATCAGCTCCGCACAGAGTGCAGCGACAACACGGCTATCTACACTGACGAATGGGATAACGGCCTGTCTCTGTCTGTAATGGTGCGTGGAGGCTCTGCTCGCGCTACTCTTACCCGTGAACAAGCCCATGCATTGATCGAAGCGATTCAATTCGCACTATCTGCCAATGGAGCGCAAGCATGAAAACCATTATTTTTTTTTCTAAATGCTTTGCAATAGCGTTTGTATTATCTTTTCCCTTGATTATGTATTTTTATAATATGTAATTGGTTTTCTTTTATTCAAATTAATGTAATTCAATAGGATTTATCATGCAAATTAAGACATTTAATACCGCACCAAAATTTAACAAACTGCAAAATCTATCGATAGCAGTGCAAACCGGCGGCACTGTAGAAATTTCCCGTGCATTGTTGCAACTACAAACCGATGATGCATTCTCTACCGTAGGCTGGCAGAAAGCTTTTAATTTGCTTGCCAATGCATTTGCAGACAATAAACCGCGTTTTTCTATTTTTGCTTTACAAGGTAACGAAAAATTACCCTTTGTAGCGTTTTCTACTTTGCCCGGTGTTACATGTCCGGGCGCGGGTGAATGCATTAAATTCTGTTACTCATATCGTGCATGGAGATACCCTAATGCATTTGCCCGTATGGTGCAAAATGCTTATTTTTTACGCTTTGCGCCCGATGTTATTGCCGATGCATTCGCCACAATAGCTAATGAGCGGCCCGAAGGATTCGATTTTCGTTTGTACGTTGACGGTGATTTTTCTAGTGCCGCCGATGTCTATTTCTGGATGCAAATTATCAAAGCTCACCCATTGGTGCGCGCCTATGGCTATTCGAAAAGCTTTGCGATCCTTTTAGGCTATGACACCGGTACAAATAGCGATTGGCCTACAAATTACCATTTGAACATCTCGAGCGGACACAATGCTAGCGACGCGATCGTTCGCTATGTCAAAGCTTTGCCTATCACGCGGGGTGAATTTATCGCTGTTAACATCGGTCGCACTGTGCGATCCAATGATCACGGTACAGCATCGGTCAACAAGGCACTGCGCGAAGCTTTTCCCGGTGAAAAGATTTTCCCGTGCCCCGGCGCATGCGGATCGTGCACCGGCAAAGGGCATGCATGCGGCATGTCTACACTCAAAGGGATCACGATCGCGATCGCCGTGCACTGATAGATTGATCATCCAATAACCCGCCACTGTGCGGGTTTTTGCGTTTGTGCGCCCGTGAATCGGTGCGCCATTGGATCGGTGCGCCCATTGTTTACCCATAGCGAACCGGGATAGGTGCGCCCATTGTGGGCGTGGTTTGAATAGAGCCGTTTTAAGCCGTTTTCTGCGTGTGGTGCTACATTGCCATGCACTACAGACAAAAAATGCGCTGTAAGCCGTTTTAAGTGCCTTTATGGGCTATCGGTGATCGTGTGGGTTTGTCTCGCATGCGTGTGTCGTGCGTATGCATGGTGCGCGAGCGCGTGCGAGCGTGTGGGTGCGCGTGCGCGTGATGTGCGCGTATGGGTGCGCGTAGGCGCATGGGTGGGTGCGCGTGGGTGCGGGTGCGGGCGTGTGTGCATGTGTGTACGCATACATGAGAGACCCCCCTCCCCAAAAGTTTTTGACCTCTGTTTTTGCTTTTTAGGAAATGGGTTTGGTTTTGTGGAACTATCCGAGAAATTTCAACTTGTAGATTGTGGAATCAATGCTCTGTGCAATTTCGTCAATAAGGTTTTGGATTTCGCTGTCTTGCGGAAGCCCCTGTCTTTCCTGCTCAACGTACTGTTTTAGCGTTACCAGTTCCTGCAAGCTGTCAGGGTTGGGGCCATGATATGAAAGCGGGAATTGTGGTTGCATCTCATAGCGGCCCATCAGGGCTTCGGTCAACTGGTCTATCAGTTCGGGAAGGCCGGTATAAAACTCGCCCAGGGCTTGATGTTCGCCGTATCGGGTGGCTTGCCAATGCAGGATATGGGTGTTGGTGGCTGCATGGAGCAGGGTCAAAATGAAGTCGGCTACTTTATCCATGATTGATTCCCAAGTGATTGAGGACGTTTCGGGCTGCTTCCACCTTCCAAGGTCTGGTGGCAATGTTATTGGCGATTTTATGCCACTCTGCTACTTGGAGCAAATGAGCGGCCTGGAATGCTTCTTCTTTTTCTTCTTTGCTGGCAGATCCCTGATCCAGCCATTGGTGGCATCCAAAGCACCCCCATACGCTGTAGGCATCACTAGCCTTGATGCCCATTCCCTTCCCAGACATCGCAGAATTGTGATGACAAGCAACTGTGGAATCAGACCCCCCCCGGCAAAAGTTTTTGACCCTCAAAAGGCAAAATTGGTCTTGTGCCAGCTTCAGCAGGGATTTGTCTCTATAAATTTCATTCATCTGTCTCAACCCATGTTCCGCAGCTCTGCCCGCTTGCTGTATTCATTTGTCTTCCAAATTTCAATCCTTAGTTCCGCAGCCTTTAACATGAATTTGAGCCGTTCTTCCTCTTCAGTAGCTGCTCTTAGCCCTTTTAGCTGTTCCACATAGTCATCATGGGCGTACGCATAGGCTTCCTTTGCCCCAAGAGTTCCCTCTTCATTGCCCATTAGCTTGGACTTCACGGATCGTAGGTAGTTCTCAATGAACACACGGTTGGCTTTGGCCTCGGCGTACTTGGGGGCGTTATCCCGCAAGTATTCAACGGCTTTGTTCGGATCAATTTCCATGTCTATTCCTATAAGTTTTCGTCAATCAATTTCTGTACACCGGCACTCAAGTCCCCATTGCCCATGTCCAGCAGAATCTGATGCTGGATACGGGTGTGGTTGATGTAGACCTGGGAGTCGTATGGTCTTTCTCTTTTTCTTCCTGCGCCCTTACGGTAACCACCATGCTTACCAATAACCCTACCAAGTCTCTTAGCCCGAGCAGCCCTGCGCTTCTCCCGCTGGAGTTCTTTCAACCACTCAGGCTTTGTATATACAAATGGGTCTTCAATTTCCATCGAGCACTCTCAACATCATCACTGCGGCTTCAGGGCAATCTACCCTGCATAACGTGCCACCTTTCCAATTTTGGAAAAAATCAGCTTGTAAACCCGTAAAGCGCGCCTTACTATCAGTCTTAATTTCCATCAAAAAAGTCCAGTTTTTATAACCAACGAGCAAATCTACAGGCAAACCAATAATCCATACATATGCACCGGCATTTCTCAATGCCGCAACAATTTCTGCCTGATTAGCGTCTACCCTAGCTGCGCGTCTCATTCAATTTCTCCATCCTTGAATTGCCGTAAGTAAGCCTTGATCCGAGGAATAGCATCCCTGCCATAGTGATCCACAGACCGATTGACCAGCTTAACCATGTTTTCCCGATCTTTTGTCAAACAAAATGTTACCCATATTTCCCTTGCCCGTGCTAGTTCTAAGTACGCCTGATCACTCATAGCAAAGCGTCAACCTCTTGAATTCTTTTGCCAATCCATGCCATCACAGGCACAGCCATTGAGTTGCCCAGCGCCTTGTACCTTGGCCCGTCAGGGGTCGCCTTGCCTTTGGGCTGAATGTCGGTGTAGTTGTCGCCAAAGCCTTGGAGACGTTCGCATTCCACAGGGGTCAAACGGCGTACCGCCATTGATGCTTGCAAGACCGAATACACCTGTTGGGTGACTTCAGAAGATTGCGGAGAACGACTTGGGTCATTGGCGGCTGTCAATGTCGGGGCTACAACTGAAGTCGCCACCGCCATTGCTTGAACCAACCCTAACCCACCCTGATGGCAAGACGGGTCAAGCCCTCTAGAAGTGTCTAAAGTTTTTGAAACATCAACTTGATTGACACCGCTATCGGGATTGCTTGACTTCATGGAGTTGGAGGATAGGCTGTCAAAGGCGTATGCAATGGGTTGCATGACTGCCATTGCTTGCAGCGCCATATATCCAGCCGCAGCATAATCAATGCTGTTGCTAAACCCGCCTGATGTGTTGCGTGAAAGCATAGTTCCAGCTACATCATGCGTTGCCACCGCCATTGGATTCTTGGCTCCTAATGTCTGAGTCATGTCCACATCAGTCTGCGGGTTTGACATCTGCCCGCTGAATGCAATCGGTTGCGCCACACCATGCACACCTGTAGCGTTGAGCGTATACATTGGGCCGCCATCAGTAAACCCATCACCGTTGCCACCATTCTCTGGTTTTCGTCCTATGGTGTTCTCAGCAAGTGCAATAGGTTGCGCTGGAACAAACATAGGACAACCAGCATTGACGTGCTGATTTTCCAATCCCATTTTTGTGCCAAATGTCGTATCCAATGTGCTGCTTACGTCAGCGGGCCATCTACCGATTTGAGCGCCTTCTCTAACATCTCTGGCAAAACTTTTCCCCTTTTCTCGGCTCGGCGCAGGATGCCCCGACAGGCTGTGGCGCTCAAAAAGAACCGCTGCGGCAGGTCGCCAATCTCCAAGGTATCCGACAACGAACACACGGCGGCGTCGCTGTGCCACTCCGAAATATTGAGCGTCAAGCACCCGGTATGCGAACCCATACCCGAGGATTGCCAACCCTCCGAGGAAGGAACCAAAGTCCCGTCCTCCAGCGGAGGACAAAACGCCGGGGACGTTCTCCCAGACCAGCCAGTTGGGGCGATATCGTTTAGCAATGGCAAGGTAGACAAGCATGAGGTTGCCACGCGGGTCATCCAATCCTTTTCTGAGTCCTGCGACTGAGAAAGACTGACATGGTGTTCCTCCAACGAAAACATCGACATCTGCATCAGGCCACTCCTTAAATTTGGTCATATCGCCCAAGTTGGGTACGTCTGGATAGTGGTGCTGTAGCACCTTGCATGGGAAAGGTTCAATTTCCGAATAGGCTACCGATTCCCATCCCAATGGATGCCAGGCAACGCTTGCCGCCTCAATCCCGCTACAAACAGATAAAAATTTCATGATGCAACGTGTGGATAGTTCGGAAAGAACAAAGGCCGGTCATGCGGCTCTGCAACATATTGCTGGGCATCACGATGAAACCACAGCTTTACGGTAGGCTCACCTTCCCCGCTGCCTTCATAGTTCCGCTGCTTACGGCACAACAGGTAATGGTCAGGATCATTACTTTGCTTCGCAAACTCGCCTTGATCCTTGATGGCATCTTCCTTAACCTTGTTGCGCCAGACCAGCATGACGTTGTCCACTAAGTCTGTAATAGCCCCTGATCCCTTGTTGTCGTGCTTGTCGGGTACGCTATTCTCATTGGCTGGCTTCTTCAAGTGGTGGACAAGGTGGATGTGCATGTCGTAGTCCCGAGCCACAGAGGTCAACTCATCAACAAACTGCTTTTGCCCGTTGTAGTCATCTTCACCCTTCACGCACTTCGCCAAGTTATCCACAAAAACGTGAGTTATCCCCAACTCTTTCGCACAATACCGCACCATGCCAATGGTGGTGGCGGCATCCGCAGTCCCCATTTGGTCATACAGCCACATGCTGCCGGTAGTCCAATCGCCAAACTGGTCGTACAAGCTGTCAAGGGCATCTATCCCGTCTTCCCCTTGGAACTCCACCGAAAACGGATTACAACCAATCCACATCCGCGCCATCCGCTGTAGGGTTGTGGCGGGTTTCATCTCAAAACTGGCTACACACACCTTCTCTCCCTGTCCAATGAGGCTGAGAGCCACCTGGGATGTCATCAAAGATTTGCCATGCCCGTTCTGTCCTGACCACAAAGTAACTTCACCCTTGCGAAACTCAAAGTTCTCATTGGTCTTCGTCCACGGCAAGTAGGTTACATGCTGCTTGACCTTCTCCCGCAACCGGCTCTTAATCACGCCAACGTAGTCGGAAGCCTTTTTTACTTTGGTCTTCGCGTCTGTCTCCCGTAGGTACAGTCGGAAGTCAATCGTGTCACTCAATATTTCAGCCATGCCAATCAATCCAGTTATCGCAACAGGCAATTACTTTGCTTGCTGAGTGCTTTATGCATAAATCCAAGAGCGTCTTGGCCCGTTCCACGCTGTAGCTGCTGATGTGGACATCTAAGCCAACAGTGTACCGCAAATCAAGTGTATTCAAGTTGTCGCCATCGACACACACAACAGGATCGTCCTGAAACTCTTCCCAGGTAGTTGTGCAGGGGTAGTCAAGTAGCCAGATCGCAGACGGCTTGTAACCCTGCATACGCATCTTGATGATGCCGTCATGTCCCTTCATATCGCCCCCGCTAGTCTGTTGCCGGTAACAGGTGCTGCCTTGGTCACCCACTCGGCCTTAAAGCTTCTCCAGCCCCTGATAACGGTCTCGGCAAGGGCTGCATCCAATGTCCAGCCAGCAAGTGCTGCCTGTTTCTTGATGTCGGCAATGACCAGTTCGGTGATAGGTGCTTTCTTGGCTTTTCTTGCATCAACAAAGGATTCCCACACCTTTGGAGACACACCGTCAGGTGCTGCGACTCTATTATTATTTATTGGTTTATGTTTCTTGTTTAGTTGAACGGGCGTTGGACTAGCGTTCAACCGGCGTTCAGCAGATGCCTTACCTGCCTTGCTTGCATTGGAGAGACGCGCTCTGTACTGCTCTATTTCACGGTCACAACGGGCATTTGTCCAGCCACTTCCATCTTCTTTCAGCATAAAAAATAGTTGAAGAACAAACGCCACAACCTCTTGATGTTCAAGCATTCCGATTTGTCGTGCAACGCTTGTTAAACCACTGTTCAACGGGCGTTCATGCAAGTAGTACTCGTCTAATAAACGCCTGTAAGCAATATCTTCTAGAAGGCTCAAATGCCGAGTGTGACTTATGTAGTCACCGATGTTGAATTGGTAGTAATGCATCAGTCTTCCCAAATGTCCCAGCGTCCCGTTTTACGGAATGCGTCTTCCTGTTCCTGTTCTATTTCCCGTTGAAGATTCAGCTCAAAAGTTGACCAGAAAGCGGTCTTTTTCGACTCACTCTCATCCATGCCAATCAGCCCACTTCGGTAGGCTATCTGTTCAATGTCATAGCGGTTCATGTTTTCTCCTTAAAAAGTTCGTGGATGGGACGCAGCTTTCGGGCTGTAGCTATCTCAATTGCAGTCACCAAAGAGGCCACAATCGCTGCCTCCAGGTCTTCTGAATCGATGTGGTATTCAATACGGTCTGCCGCTATAGAAAGCAGCTCGTACGCCAGTTCTGTTTCGATGTTTTGAGGGTTCATCCGGTGACCTTACATCAAAAAACCAGAAAAAAAACTAGGGAAAACCCCTAGAAAAAAAGCGTACAAGCTGGTTTAACATCCGTTCCACTGCAATCAAGCAGCAACTTTAAAGGACACAAAATGGAACTTACTTTGATGCGTGTTACAAAAATTGAATTCGGAGAACTTCGCAATCTCAACAGCTGCTCCACTCGCACTTTCACCATCACGATGAAAGATGGCACACAGGCAACAGTTGTTTGCTTTGCCGACAATGACGAATACAAAGAATCCACAGAAGAATTGAAGGTGATCTTGTGATTACCGAATACACCTACGAAGGCGCTACCTTTGAAGTGGAATGTGATGTGGATTGGATGGATTCCAAAGACAACACCTATCTCACCATTGTTAGCATCAAGCATGCTGGCGTGGAGTTTTGGGACATCTTGCCACTTGACACAATCCAATTTATCGAAGAGCAAATTAACAATCGCATGGAGAATTGAAATGAAATCAGTATTTGAACAGTATCACGCGGAGTTCCAAGGAATTGACTACTGCTGCTATTGCCTAGAACCTAAAGGCGAAAAGTATTCTTGCTGCCAAGAAAATCATTTCATTTCGTTTGAGGATTTAGATTATCACGAACAGAAAGAAATCATTGAAGGCGAAATTGAATTAGCTGCATGGCAGTCACAACAACAGGCAAAAGCATATGGACGTTAATACATTACTCAAGCTCAATGTGAATGAACACACTGAGAAAAAAGGCAACCTGACTTACCTGTCATGGGCATGGGCATGGGCCGAAGCATTGAAGGCAGACCCTGCGGCTACCTTTGAGGTCAAGATGTTTGGGGATAGCTGCTATACCGACATCAATGGTACGGCAATGGTGTGGGTGACCGCAGTAATGTTTGGCAAAGCTATGACCTGCCAATTGCCGGTTATGGACCACCGGAACAAGCCCATCACCAACCCTGACGCATTTGCAGTCAATACGTCCATCATGCGCTGCATGACTAAGGCGCTCAGTCTGCATGGCTTGGGGCTGTACATCTACGCGGGGGAAGACTTGCCAGAAGCAGACACATCCCTAATTGACAAGATCACCGATGCTATTCGGGACTTGCATAGCAAAGGCGATATGGCAGGAATGTATGGGGAATGGGAATCCATTGCCGACAACGAGGTGCGGTTAGCAGTGTGGGCAGCACTGAAGCCGGACAGTAAGGTGCGCTCTGCTATCAAAGCGTATAAAGAAAAACTTGAATCAACAGAAAGCGATTAAATGGAATACGACAACACCAACCGGGGAAACCTCTTCAAGAATGACAAGAAAGAAGAGGAAAAACACCCAGACCTTAACGGCTCTGTCAACGTAGGCGGTACAGACTACTGGATCAGTGCATGGAAGAAGACTAGCAAGGCCGGTACGCCCTTCTACAGCCTCTCTGTGCGTCCAAAACAGGAGCAGGTAAGGCAGAGTAGCCAGCCTACCCGTAAAGCCAAGATAGACGATCTAGACGATTTCTTTTGATTTTTGGGGGGAAAGCAGGGTATCAATTCGCAGTTGCCGCCTAATAGCAAGTACCCCCTCCCCTAATTTTTTGGAGTACTTATGACAACGTATGCAGATGTAGAAATGGACATTGTGAGATGGGCAGAAGCGCGGAAGATCATTCCAAACAGCAACTCCCAGACTCAATTGTTAAAAGCTGTTTCTGAAATGGGTGAACTGGCAGATGCCACTATCAAACAAGATGGCCCAGGCATTGTGGACGGTGTGGGTGATGTGATGGTATGTCTCATTATTTATTGCGCTTTGCTAGACATCAACTTGGTGGATTGCATGGAATACGCATACAAAGAAATCAAAAACCGTAAAGGTACTTTGTTGCCCAATGGGGTATTTTTAAAGGAATTGCCATGAAAATAGTTCTTGATTTTTTTGCCCTTGTTGGCTTATGCGCCAGCATCATTGTGGCGGGGTTTTGGTTTGGATATGCATCATATGAACCCAAATGCCACACTATTGCATCAGTGTTTACAAAATATTGCAAATCAAACTAAAGGAACAAGCATGAAAAATTGGAATGTATTTGCCCGTATCTCTTTTTTGGAATCACAAGTCCAACAATTAACAGATCGTATCAACCATTTGTCAGCTCCACCATCACCATTGGCTGACCGGGCATTGATTGAATTGCGTAAAGCTAAACAACGGGAATATGCCCGTAGGTTTTATCTGAAAAAGAAAAAAGAAAAAGCTGCAAAATGAAAGCAGACACCACAACCATCGACCCCACATGGATGAGCAAAACTGGCGGATTTGCCCGCGATATGACTTTGCGTGACCATTTTGCTGCCCTTTCATTTGGAATACGCCTTGCCAAATATGACGATTGGACACTTTCAGAATTGACTGAGCAGGCGTATGTAGATGCAGACGCAATGCTGAAAGCGAGAGAAAAATGAACGACGAAGATGAAGACTTAATGGTTACGTTGTTTTTCATAGCGTTCGTTATCTTCATTTTGTTTTTTACAGGCATTGGAATTGCAGCATTTATGTGGAGTTTTTTATGACACCTGAAGACGAAGCGTTTGATGAAATAGCCCGTAAACAGGGAATGTGGGGTGGTGGCTTTATGGCTAAGAGGGCTATGGCTGCGGACAAGTTGCAAGAACCTGAGCATAAATGGGTAGGTCTAACAGAAGAAGATTTTTCAGCTATCAATCAATCGTGCTTTACCAAACTTCAAGCCGCAACAAGCGCGGAATCTATTCTGAAGGAGCGCAACACATGAGCAAACGTGACTTAGCACTGGATAGCCTGACGCGCATCTGCGAGATACAGCAACGCCTAATTAACCAGCTTATTGCAATGGAGCAGAACTCTTATTCGCGTGGGTATGAAGATGGAATGGCGGCACAGGCTGAAGTAGACATTGCATTAAATGAAATGGTGGTTAAAAATGAAGCTATATAACGCACCTAGAAATAGCACGATCGTGCTTAAAGATGGGTTGGAGCTAAATTTTCACCACGTTGACGGCATGTACAGTGTGTGTACAGATGATGAGGGGAATGTGTACCACATTGCCGCAACTGAAGAAGTAGAAGTTAAAGAAGAGTTTACATAAATGACTTTGGAAAACCAACACTATCAGCCTAAAGCCCCTGTGATTAGGGCTCTATTAAAAGCATTTCCTGATGGGTTAAGTGCTAATGAAATCTGTCTGAAGACAGGCATTTATGAAAGGTCTGTCCGTCCTACCTTAAAGAAGATGGCAGACTGTTACATAGACCGTTGGTTGCCTGGGAAGTTTAGAACACCACCAACAGCCATTTGGTGCGTTGTAGAAGTCCCTGAAAACTGCCCTAGACCGAGGAAACAAAAGGAATGAATATGAAAATCAATGCCACATTTAATGACGAAGAAGAGGCCATCAAAGCTATCCACTCAGGGTATGCTTGGCAAACTCTGCATGAGATAAACGAAATACTGCGCCAACATAGAAAACACGACTTACCTTTTGAGCAAGTCGTGTCCAAAATCCAAGCGTCTGTTCAAGACGCATTGGCTATGATCTACCCGGATTAAGCAGCCTCGTCTTCTTCCCAGTAGATTTCTTCGTCTTCGTCGTCTTCTTCGACCAAGAGCCACTCGCCAGTGTCTTCGTTCAACCAGTACCACGCATCGTACAGTTCGTCGTACCAGCAAAAGCACTCATAGTCTTCGTCGTAGACATACTCTTCGCCTTCTTCAAAAAAGCAATCAGGCAACAAATCAAATTCGTCTTCGTCTTCTACTTGCGCCGCACTGTTAACCAAAAATGTGAAATGAAACATAAGAAACTCCTAAAGGTTGATAACTTGTCCTCGAAACTCAACCTGAGTATCGCTCCATTTGTGAACTAACTCAGGCCACAAAAGCTTACCACCCTTGAATGTCAGCACGGCAAACCCACTTCTGTGGTTTAATGGGTTGTCTTCTCCGTATTCAAATTGTCGCCCATAAGGTTCTGCAAGAGTACCAGTATCTACACCATAACGATTACCCGTGTAGTCAGCAAATGGAACTACTTTAAGACTATGCAAATGGCCTGTAACAATGCTTATGCCAGCGTTTACGGTATTGTTATGGGCAGCATGAACGCCGCTTTTGTAACGGTGTTTAATAACGCAATCAGGCGTAGGCCAAACAGACCATGCAAACTCCCAGGCTGGTAAATGGTCTTCTAATTTAAACCCATGCACTTCCCGATACTGCGGGGCTTGTACTGCTAATTTGTTAGCAAAGCGGGTGTCGTGATTGCCCCAGATGAACAACAGTTTACAGTTGTGTCTAGCGGCTTTGGCTGTTTCTTCTATCTCGCCAAGATGTGCCTGAACCGCTTTTAGTTCTTCTATAACTGAAGGGGTCTTGGACCAGCCCAATGGATCATGTCTGCTGATAGATGCACCATCAAATGCATCCCCGTTACTGATAACGGCATGAGGCTTTAACTCTTTGATAGCCCATAATAGCCCTTTGTAAGCGGTAGTGTATTCACCGGGCCAAAAGTGAGCGTCAGAAAAGACTATGATTGTTTGATCAAGTATGCCAAGTTCAACGCGATTAAGAGATGTTTTGATGGGTTGCATGTAGGCATACGGCCTAGCAGCTTCATGGAAATTAACAAGCGGTTGATTGGTTTCCGTTTCCAATCTTCGTCTTCGCCGATGAACAGCGCGTTCATCCATCTCTAGAAATTCCGCTACTTTGGCAGCAGAACCTAACTGATTCCATGCATGTATAAATTCACCATTAGAAACTTTAGCTTGCATAAGTGACCCCGCAAAGTTGCGCGGAATCTAACACATATCTATTGCATCATTATGCAATCTTTGCGCCAGCTTGAAGTTGATCCATTGTCAAGCCGCTTGTGTATTGAAAATGCGGATACTCTTTGAACGTCTTCCAATCACCAGCCCACTCTAAACCGCAAGCCTTGCCGATCTCACCCACTTGTTTCCAAATAGCCTGATCGTCCCATACGGCCTTACCGTTGACTAATGGGACAACATCTAAGGCACAGCGGTGGTTATGCCAAGACTGTCCTGCTTTGGCTCTGGTCACTATGTTGCCAGGGGTGGTGCGTCCTTGAGCGTAGAGTGCGTTCTGGCTCTCGCTGTCGCGGTAGGTGGAAGTCACCAGCAAGTCAATGCCCTTGGCTTTGGCAGCTTCCACAAACGCTTGTGCCCGCTGTTTAACGGGTGGGGCTAAATCATCTAGGCTGCGGGAGTTAATCATATGGTTTCTCTACGTTTTGGCTTGGGCTTAACGTCTTCTTCCATTACTTTAGCCGGGACAGCAATGCAAGTAACTTCAACTGTGGCAGTAGTGGTTTTCTCATACCATTCTTTTTTCACCATCACGACCTGTTTGCATTCTTCCTCATCGGGATATACAGCAAGTTGCTGTAAGAATTCACAATGACTGTTAAGGCAGATGTACAGAACGGGAACGAAAAGGTTCATTTTGCTGCAACCCCGTTGATTTTCTCAGCAGTACGCATACCGGACAAGCCAAGCATTCCCAGCATCAAAGGCATCATGGTTCCCATGTCCATTTGAGGAAACTTGACGGGATGACCGTAGAGCGCCGATCCCCATTCAGCAAGAGGGCCAACAACGAATTGGACGGCAAAACCTGCACCGCAGACCCATCCAATGCCTGGTCTCCAACCCGAGACAAATAGAGACGGGTTGGCAGCTTCCACTTTATTGATGTCCAACTGTCCAGCAATGATTGACAGTTCGCCAGATTGCTGTAGCTTGAACAATTCCATCTTGGCAGCAGCAGCTTGTGCGGGATCAGGCCACAGCCTGTCCATGACTTTGCCACCAATGTCGAGAAGTGCGGATACGGGATCAAGTGCCATTTGAAGGTCCTTTATTAGTACGAATGTCTACAATCTTTTCAGCGGTCTTACCCGCAAAGATGGCAGTAATAACAATAATCATGGCTTGCCCTAACAAGTCCACATATGCTCCCCGAGTCTCTAAGTTAAAAACTGATAGCAGGGCAAAAAAGAAATAAGAAAACAACAAGAAAGCCACCGTCACCGGTTGAATGTTTCTTGCTAACCAGGATTCATTTTGCCCGTTCATACAGCTTTTCTATTTTTGTTCTGATACGCATGGTGTCTGATACGCCTAAGACTTGCGCCAGATTTGTGTAAATGAGTCCCAGCTGCTCTTTAGTGCAGACTTGGCCCGAGTCATCCAACCATTCAACAATTCGATCATGTCTTTCCTTTGGGTTGTTGTTGCTGTAAGCAATGTTTACAAAGTCGCTGACACTACATTCTCGCTTTTGTGTAGCGCCATACACCAAACTGGCGCACACAAAAAGAAGTAGCCAGCGCATCTCATTTGTCAGCTTTGTTTTCTAGCCGGTCAAACAAGCGTTCCAATGTGGCATCTATTTTGTCAAACCGGCTTTCAATGTCTTTCTTACTGACATAGTTTTTAGGTAGGTCAATTTCAATGGCTTTAAGGTCTGTTTTCAAAGCTTTGACAGAATCCCAAATTTCTTTACACCACCAGCCAATGGCGACAAGAAGTGCGCCACCGACAAAGTTCAACATTGCTTGAAATTCCATGATTATTTCATCCCCGGAATAAGTTCCCGTTGACCGGGAGGAGCCGCACCAATAAGTCGCCGTGTATCATAACTTTGAGCCACACCTCTTCCAGCTTTTAATGCGTAATCTCTCATACGCAATTGACGGGCTTCTTCTTCAGCACTCAGGCCAGCATTACCAGTACCTGAAAGCAATTGTGCTAATGGTCCCATAGCGCCATATGCAACCCCAGCAGCCTGACCGCCCGCTTTAGCATAATCGCCTTTGCTTGCAGATTCAGCAGCATTCACAATGTTAGGAAACGCCGTAGCCAGGAAAAGCGCCCCACCACCAGCAACAGCTTTTTTCATTGCAGCGGGAGAAGTAACTATTTTTCCATCTTTGGTATATGCGCCAGTTTCTCCAAAGGCTTTACCAAAATTACCGGCTTCTGCTTCTGAACCGGGTAGCTTGGCAGCAAACTCAGCCGCCAAAGAAGCTGGTACTCCTTGATTAATTTTCTTGCGAATTATTTGGTAATTTGCATCATCACCAATAGGCTTGCCTTCATTAAAATAATCAATAATTTTTGCATAAGCAGGAATGCCATAAGTATTAGTAAGGCTTCTATCTCCTACGCCGTAACCTTTTAGAACAACTTTGCCTTCTTTTGCATATTGATCTTGAACGGTTTTAGGAACGCCCGTTATGGCAGTTTGCACACGCTCAGGCAAAACAGCAGTAGGTGTAGGCGTAACAGGGGCTGTAGTAGCTGCTAATGCTGCGGGCGGTGTAGGCACTACAGGTCTACGAGGGCCAGTAAATTCAGGGGGGCCTACAGGCTGCATTGGGCCAACAAACTCACCTGTTGCAGGTATACCAGCAGCGGCTTTTGCTTGTAATTCTTGAAGCTTAGTGTTGACAGGCGCAGCAGCAGGAGCAGCGGGTGGCGCAGTAGTAGCCCCAAATGCAGGTTCGTTAACAGCAGAAGTCTCATCTGCCAGACCTTGCAGTCTACTCATCATTTCTTCTTGGCTTAAGGGCGCGGTTTGAGCAGTAGATGCAGACCAAGCTGGTTCATCTAATCGTTGAGCGCCAAACATTGGCGGTTCACGGCGTTCTGAACTAACAGCAGACGCACTGTTTGCCATCTTGTCTTTGAGCGTCTTGTAGCCCATTACAGCAGCACCACCGGCAGCAGCAGCACCAGCCAACATCAATGGGTTTTGAGCAAACTCAGGAATCAAAGGGGCTGCTTGTTCTTTTTCAACTTTTTTTTCTGCTAGCCTTTTAGATTCCGCATCTACTCTACTGCCAGCTTGCGGAATGGCTGCTGTAGTTGCTCCTGGAGTCGTAGCCAATGCAGGTCTGCCACTATCCCATCCAGAATTGTTGCTATCTTTTTGGTCAAAACCGCTACTTTCAGACGATGAAGAAGCTAGTTCAGCATTAATTTCATCATCACCATATCCAGCAGCTTTAGCATCGGCAATAAATTTTTCTTTATTGAAAGCCATGTTTATCCTCCAGCAGCTTTTAACAAAGCTTTAATTGGTGGTCTTGCAGGTTCTGCTTTTTGTTTTGTGGTTGCAGAATTATCCTTAACTTCAATATCTCCAATAAAATCATGTGCAACTTTAATTAATTTTGCGTATTTATTTTGAATTTCTTTGTATTGCGGGGTGTCAACAAATTTGGCTTGCAATTCTCTAGGCGAAGGATATGAACCAGTTTTTTCATATTGCGGCATAACATCTTGTTTAAACTTATTAAACGCTTTCATGGTTTCATCGTTGTAATCAAGCTGGTATGTTTGAGCATTGACTTGAGCGCGTCTATCAAGAATGTTAGAAGCACTTGGCAATACCGTAAATGCTGGCCTACCACCCAATTCTTTTACAGACGCCAATCGTTCTGCTTGTGAATCAGCAATTTCTTTTGAGTAAACCAAAGCTTGACGCAAAGCAGATTGTTGGTCTGACGTCAGTCCAATAAGTTGCTTGGAAGTCATTATGCTTTCAAGCGTTTTATTAAATGTATCGCCTTGTTCTTGTGAAGAATGACTTCCTTTAATGATTTGTTTTAATTCAGAAAGGTTATGTTTTTCACCATTTTCATTTACTAATTTTCCATCTGCTCCAAGAGTAAAGACCCCAGGCCATCCAGCCCGACTAGTCATTCCTTTATCTACGGTTGTGGATTGACCGCTCGAAACAGACTTGTCATAGCTATCAAGGTTTTGCAGGTCTGTGCTTTGCCTTTGGTTACGCGAAAGTTGTTGAGCAACACCGCCCATAGTATTTGCATACCAATCGCTTTTAATAAATTCTTTAGGAAGACTGTTTAAAGAATCTCTAATAAATCTACCTTTTAAGGCATCCGCTGATGCACCAGCAGTAAAAATGTTTTCTGCTTGCGTATCTTTAGCATATTGCGTTACATTTTTTTCTGCATTTAATGTACGACTTTTAGCAGCAATAGTGTTTTCATATGCGCTATAACCAATTTTTCGTGCATCAGCTTCTTCTCGGCTAATGATGTTGCCTTTAGCGTCAATCAAGCGCACACGTTGGCCTAAATCATTTGTTGTTTGTGTATATGAATTACCTTCAGGATCCCATATAACATTATCTTTTTCATTCCCACCAGTCAACATAAGACCAGCACCTACTTTATCTCCCATCAACCAACGAACTAATGCAGTGCCATATCTAGGATTGTCTTTAATTGTTTCAAAAGTTTTAGCAGCAGCAATGTTGGCTTCTGGGCTACCAGGGACAGCTTTGGCAATAGGCTCTGTAAGAGTTTTTAATTCATATTTGCCATTTTCTACAGTTTTGGCTGCATCAATAGCTGTTTGCCCAACTTCAGATGTAGGGTTTTGTTTTGCAATATTAATTAAAGCAGCAGAATCATGGTTTTCAACAGCTTTATTGTATGCATTAGGATCAGGTTCTAATGAAATTCCTCCACTAACCATATTTTTAATTGTTGTTACAAATGGATTGCCTTCTGGTTTATTGTCATCAGAATTTCCTAAAGGAATGGCGGTTGTAAATAGTCCCATGATTTTTCCTTATGCAGCGCCAAAAAGACCGCCAATGGATTTGCCAATTCTTTCTCGTAGTCCAGGCCCACTCATAAAATCCATGTTAGTTGGTGGCACAACGCCTCCCATAATAGGCGCAGGAGGCGCAACACTAGAATTAAATGCTAAAGCTTGTTGTTCGTTGGCAGGTTGAATAGATGATGTTGGTTCACCATGAGTATTCATTAATGTTTTGACAGCATCGTCTGCGCTCAAGCCGTTAGTTGCTGCTGGGGCAGGTGCGACTTGTGTTGGAACAGCAGCGCCAACAGGCGCTTTATATGTGCTTAATTTTCCATTAGTAATGCCAACACCTAATTTTGTATTTAGCCAATTTTCTAAACCACTTGAAGACACTCCAGTAGCTAAAAGAAAACGGCCCAAGTCCAAACCATCACCAGAAGTGTAATTTTCTGTTCCGAGATTTTGCATCCCGAGGTTGCCAAAAGCACTAGTTGCCATATATCACCTCACAATTTAAAACCAGAACTCTTGCTTGACCAGTTTGGGTAGTGGCCTTGAGTGCCAGTGTAATTAGGATTGGTAGATGCTTGTGGTGTACCAAACACCACAGAAGCGTATTTCTGATAGACATCTTGGGGTACACCAGCATAGCCCACTTGAGAAGCGGCAGCTTGGTTTGCAGCGGTAAGACCAGCGCCACCGAGAGTAGCTAGTTGTTGGGCAGCAGCAGCTTTGTTAGCTTGTACTTGAGCCTGTGCGCCAGCAGCAGCAGTAGCTTGTCGTTGAGCATTTAAGCTAGCTAAATTGGTATCCGCCAACGCCATGCGGGAAGATCCTAGTCCACCTGCACCGCCATACATGGCGTTTTGCCCTTGTTGTGATTCACGGGCAGATTCCCGCCCAGCTTGCAATGCAGCGTTTACTTGATTTTTTTCGTAATTTGGATTAAAGAGTGACTGCAATCCTTGCAAACCTGTAACCAACGAACTAGCGCCTGCTGCACCTTGGAGAGAACCTGTTTTTCCAGCCACATTACTGGCTTGATTAGCTGCTGTTGTAGCCGCAGGTGCAACTTGGTTATAAACATCTTTGGCTCCTGTTACGGTGTTTTCATATGCTGGCAAAAAGGTACTTTTAAGCGCAGCATTTTGAATTGCAATTGTTTCGCGTTGTTCAGGGGTTAATTGAACAGTGGTTTGCTGATTACCTGATGATTTACCGCCGCCCATGATTACGCTCCTTTACCTTTTCCGTTGGAATCGGATTGAGTTGATGTACCATTGTCTGAATTATCCCATGAACCAATGGTTTCTGAATAAATGTTACGTTTACCAAAAGCCGGTTGCCGTCCTTGCCCTGGATAAGTTATGTTCCCGTAATTGCCTTGACCTTTGCCTTTGCCAGTATTCCATGATTTGCTTGCATCTGCCAAAGGTTGAGTTTGGACAAAAGGTACAGGCGGGGGCGTACTAACAGTGCTAGATGGCTGAGATGCCTCACGCCTTAACTGTTCTTCTGCTACTTGTGTTATGCCCATGCCCATAATTTATCCTTAACGAAGTTCAGCCCACATTGCCACGCCACCGCCAGATGCTCCAACACTATAAGAAACACCATTAGGCACCATAGGCGGGGTAAGCGTTGATCCACCCATCTTTCCAGATGTCTGAGAAGATTGTGACGGCTGGATTTGTGCAGTAGGAACGCCCATTTTAAGCTTTCGGATATTTGTCTTTTATTGTTTGAATAGCTGCTTTCCATTCAGCTATACCACCATGATAAAGAAGATCAAATTGCTGTTGAATTGATGGGTATGCCATTGCTCGTTTTTCTGCATACGTCAAAGACGCTTGAACCACAGTTTCTGTTTGATCTTGCAATACAATCATTTCTTGTTCAGTAATTTGAACGCAGCCAATTGGCAACAAAGAAAAATGTTCCGCAGAATCAATCCAATGCAATTTGTTGTTTAAGTCTTTGTAATGAGGCATTTGTAATCCTTAACGAAGTTCAAACCAAGCTAATAAACCCGGATTAGAAGAAGAATAACTACCACCAATAGGTACTAAAGCATTACATCCACCATTAGATGCGCTACTTACAGATGCTCCAGAACTTACCGCTAAACCGTTTACTGTAATTGAACCACCGCCTTGTGGCGTAAAAGAAATGCTTACCATAATAGGTTTGCCTGTGGTGTTGTAATAGGTAACGCCATTTGCCCTAGAAGCCGTTAAATCTTGCCATGTTTGGCCTACACCAATTGCTAAATTTGTGCTGCTTGACCAAGTTGTGCCGTTGCTTGTTAACACATTGGTAGACGTTCCCGGAGCAATTAACTGTACTGCGCTTGTACCATTACCAAGCAAAACATTATTAGCAGTGATTGTCGCAAGACCAGTACCACCATTGGCTACCGGCAGTGTACCTGTAACGGCAGTAGTCAAAGGTAAGCCCGTTACATTGGTCATTACACCCGATGCAGGAGTTCCCAAAGCTGGTGTAGTCAATGTAGGGCTAGATAACACTCCATTATTAATTGTGGGTGAAGTTAACGTAGGGCTAGTAGCCAAAACAATATTACCGCTACCAGTAGCAGTTGATGATCCACTGCCACCTTTAGATACAGGCACAGGAGCATTTAAAACAGTAGGCGCTACTTGCCCCGATGAATCCAAATAATTGGAAAAATTAGCAAGATTCATTGCTTGAGTCATTTGAAGCCTTTCAATTGCTTAATTTGCTTTTGGAGCAAGTTAATTTGCTTTTGCATATGTTGAAACATGTCGCTAATGGTTGGTTCATGTTCTATGATTACAGGGTAATCCATGCCACGCACCGCCGCAGAACTCAAGGAAGAAGCAGAAGCTTCACCTGCACTGTTAAATGATAAATATTGGCTTGGTTGACCGCTAAAACTAGCAGCACCAATGATGGTGTAATTGTATGTCAATGCAGCAGAACCGGGCATTGTGTAATCCGTTCCGGGACGCAACAAGGCTCCGTTAAACCACATCAAATGTGAATTTCGATAAAACGGGGTAGAAAACACCACATTGGTAGAACCAGAACTGGTTTCAGTGTAGTTTTCAGCAAAAATCAAAGTGCTGGCATTGTTAAAAGCAAATACCACAATGTCTAAATTGCCGCCAACAGAAGGATTATTAAGGACATAGCCTTGATTGGTTCCGACATAAGAATAATCCGTGTCTACCAACAATACGCCATTCAAAAACAAAAATTCAGAACCATCGGTATAACTGGTGGATATAACTGTTTGACCATCTGTCAATGTTTGGTTATATACAACAAAAGGCACTTTGTCGGCAGAAGTTGTGCCATCAATCAACCTGATGTAATAAATGGCTACTACGTCATTGAGCGCACAAGCAGAGGCAAAAGTGACGGTGGTGGAGGTTCTGGTGAAGTCTGTGCCGGGCTTTAAAAAGCTACCATTGCGAAACACCAAAATTTGGTCAGGCTGGGCATTTGAAAAAGTAAAAGCAGTTTGACCCGCCGTAGCATGAGTCAACATGGAACTGAACCGCACTTGGTCAGCAGCACCAGTTTGGACCACCCTGCCAAAAGAATCTACCGTGATGGATGATGTCACCAATGGATTGATGGTAAATCCACCAGTATTTTTACCTTGTCCATAGGTATCCAGATTGATGCTAATGATGCCATTTACACTGGAGGACGAATAGGCCAAGCGTCCGTCAGTAGGACTTGAGATGTTGGTGACCACTTGCCCAGAACGTGCGTAGACATCAATGTATGGGTCAATTACATCCGTTTGAACGGTGACGTTTTGCCAACCAGAATTATCTGGAGCATCTTGCGTAAAGCTAAATTGCACCGTGTTGCCACTAGCAGTTCTTGCCCACAAATTGATGACGGTCAAAAATGTAGCGCCAGCATCAAACCACAAGTAGTCTGCGGGATTGTTGTCCAATGTCAAAACATCCGATGCTTGCAAACCAAAAAATTGTTTGCCAGCAGGACTAGAGGTAATTCCTGTACCAATTAGGTCATTGGCATACCGAACTAAAAAGTAACGGTAGGGTGATTGAACAATTAAAGGAGTTTGGGAAATGATGCCAATAGCATCTGTTGTTCCCAAGGTAAAAACATCAAGGTTTAAGACATCGCCCTTGTATTGGATAAAACCAATAGGTTGATAGGTGGAAGGCAAAACATCAATGTTTCGCGCACCATAGCATCGGTAATACAGCTTATAAGTGCTACCAAACGCAAAAGGTGACCATTCGTAATCTAAAGGATTGGTGGATACGCTGCCATCAGTGCTTGTGTAAATGCCGTAAAACAATTTGCTTGTAGGAGAGGAACTAAACCCTGTGCCTACAGAATCATCGGCGTACTTAAACACCAAGTATTGATTAAAAACAGCAAACGGGTTGTCTAGGTCAATAGACCGCACAGGAACAACACGCCAATTTTGATTATTGTCAGGTGCTTCTTGTGAGGCAGCAAATGCCGCATGCCTACCACCCGATGTGGTAATCCATAGCACTTTGGTAATGCCAAAACCACCAGTTACTTGAATCCATGTGTAATCAGCAGGAATGGTGCTTTCAGTTGCGGTATCGTCATTGCGAATACCAAAATACAACCTTCCATATGGATTGTCAGAAAAATTTAATCCAGCAATGTTGTCGGCATATTTAATATCCAAATACCGGTATTGGTATTGGATAATGTCCCCCATGCTGTTAGAAATAAATCCCGTTGTAGGATTATTGGAAACAGTGTACGAAGTGGGAGGCGTACCATTGTTTAAATTGGCAAGCAGATAATTAAGCGCTCCCGAAATTTCGGAGGGGCTAGGATCGCCATCTATAGCAAAAGCCATTAGAACGCATCCTCAACCACTGTAGCTTGCCAATTCAACGCTGTTAGATTCCATGTGTCGGTAGCATCATTAGAAGCTACTTTGACTGATATGGTGCGTACATTGTTTTGTTGAGTAGTCACCCAAGGCGTATCTGTAGCAATAGACACTACACCAGTTTGCCCATAAGTAGGTGTTTGAGCGGTAGAGTTAGCCCCGCCCACAGTAATGTTCATGGTTCCGCTACCAGACACTTCAGGCAGCAAACGATGGGTGTAAACCTTAGAACTGTACGGAACTGGCCCTTTGTCAGTTTGTAAAACAATGTTGTCCCGTTGAAACAAGCAATTGATTGCACCACTATTGATGAACGAATTGCCTATGCCGGTCTGAATGATCTTTTGGTTAGTAGCCCCGCCAGTAAGGTAGGAAACCGTCCTAGAGGCGTATTTAAAGGCTCCGCTAATGTACTTAGGCGCTTCACATCCATTGCAAGCATTGGCTACATCTTTGGGGGCATTCCACACTTGCAGATCATACCGCCACGACAGCATTTTGTTGCACCACCCTGTAGAAGTTAAATCAGGGTAATACAGTTCAATTTGGTTTTTTTGCGTATTGTTGACCATAAAAACACGATCAGAATACGTTGTACTCAAATTGGCAAAAAAGTAATCACGAACTTTTTGGTTGCCCAATGGATTGAAATTGGAACCATCAAAAATCCAAATGTCTCGGCTATCCACACCGTACACATTGGCATCAGTGTTAGACCAGCAGTTATTGTTGAGCAATCCACGGCCTTGGTTAAATAGCCGCACTCCAAAAATGGGAGCCGTGCTGTTTTGGTAAGACAAGGGAGCAAAGATTACGGTATCCCAATACGAGCAAACATAGAAGTTGGCTCCCAAAAAAAATCCATCAACAATAGGGCCACGCAACGGAATTTCTTGTTCGTTGGCAATGTTGGTTAGGGTAGGTGTCCAAGTAGCAGGAACACCTGTGTTTGCAAAGGACTGCGACCACCGCACTGTAGTGGGATAGTTAACAGTAGTGCCGCTAGAGATAAAGTCTTTGGTTAGATTGCCTGCAACCAGGATGTTGCCAACATTGGGAGAGCAGAAGTTGCGTACAAACTCAGCCCGAACTGCACTCACATTGCTTTCGTAGTTCCATACATAGTTATCAGGAGCGGCACCATACAGATAAATTTCTGTAGCTGTAGGCAAGAAATACATGGGCGCTCTAAGAGCGTCATTGATAAAAAACACATTGCCAACCCATGAAGTGGTGATGTTGACATTGTCGGAATAGCCGCTCAAAGCTACGTTGGGATTGGCTCCAACGCCTGGGGTAATGTTGGTGATTCCAGAAGCAGTTATTGCATACCACTTACCGGCATTGGTGGCAACAATGTAAGTCCAGATGGCTCCCCGAAAACCGCCGTCTACAAATACAGGATTGCCGGGTACTTGGCTAAGAATAGCTTCTTCACCAGAAATTTTTTTAATACCCCGTACATCAGCTTCCACATTTAAACCAGCGTTGTACTCATTTGCCCCAAGTGCGTTTGACGGCACATCGGGTGTAAACGACATATTTAAAAATGGAGTCCGAAGACGGGCGTAATCAGCCATGTTTTATCCTTGCTGAACCCAAGAAGTAGTTGATTCATCCCAATCATACATATTGCCGTCAGTAGGCATAGCAACGGGTGGAGTCCATTGGCAAGTGTCTTCTACCAAAGTCCAACTTGGGTATGGTTTTGGAGGTATAAATGCGTCACGTTGTGCATCATAGATATACCCAATTCCTGCATAATTTTTACGAAATGGTGTGCCTCCAAGCAAATGAATTCCACCATAAGTGTTGTAGCTAGTGCGTTTCCATACTTTGCCAGAAAATTCTTGATAAATGGTTTCGCCATCTAATGGCTCATCAACTCCCACAATAACTTGTAGGACAATATTGTTTTCATCAAGTTCTGCAAAATGTGCCATGATTAGAATGTAATTGTTCCTGTGCCAGCAGTAAATTTATAAACTTTGTAACCAGAACGAGATGCTGTATCCGAAACAGTATTTCCTGCACTACCATTACAAGTTAAACCCGCTCCGACAGAAGCCAAATCTGAAAATGAACTGGGGTACACAAGTATTACAACTCCAGAACCACCAGCACCACCATTTTGAGCAGCGCCGGGTGAATTGTAGTCGCCGCCACCACCGCCTCCTCCAAGATTAGTAGTGCCGGGTGAGCCAGCAGCAGAGCCATTGACAGAGGCATTACCGCCACCGCCTGCGCCACCTAGTCCGGGCGTTGGAGCGCCAATGCTGTTAACTGCCCCTCCTCCTCCTCCGCTATAGGTGACGCTACTGCCATTTATTGAACTAGCAGTTCCTGCGCCACCATTTCCACCAACTTCAGCGGCTGGGCCACCACCACCATTAGAACCAACTGCTGTAGCGCCACCACCGCCGCTTGCGCCAATATTGCTGGCCCCAGAAACAGAGCCGCCGCTATTCCCTTGGGATGGGCTTGTGCTCGGTGTATTACCCGCGCCACCAGCTACGTTTGAATCTTTACCAGAACCACCACCACTACCACCAGAACCGCCTTGCAATGGATACCCGCCACCATACCCACCGCCTGTAGAGGTGATGGTGCTGAATACTGAATCAGAACCTTTTGTACCACTTGTTCTTCCAGTTCCTGCGCCAGCAGAACCCCCACCACCTACAGTAACGGTGTATGCAGTCCCTGCTGTGACAGAAAAACCTGTTGCGGTTCTAAAGCCTGCGGCTCCACCACCGCCACCACCACCACCACCGCCACCGCCGCCACCGGCTACTACCAAATAATCAATAGTACCTGTAGCATATCCGGGCCATGCTGCTGCTTGCCGCGCTTGCATATGTTCAGTTAACGTCCACTTACCAAGAGCAGCAGTAGTACTGCTTGTTGCCGCTGTTGCAGAACGAATAGAACCTTTAAAACTAGTCATTACGTTATAGCCTCAAACGTAGCGACCATTTCAATTGCATTGGTTGTCCCAGAAGTAACAACTATTGATTGACTTTCACCTACATATAACCCAACACTTTTATCAACAACAATTAAAGAAGCATTTGCTGGAACAGGCGTTTGATAAGTAAGACGGTATGCAGTTCCACCACCAGCCGTTGCACTATTGATGGACACAGTAATTGAAGCAGCAGACCCCGTTACATTGGTTGCAACAATTGAATCTATTTTATTTACCGTACTTGCAGCAGGAGTTAATGCAGTCCATGCGGTAGCAGTAGTTGTGGTAGGAATAAGATAAGATGTACTTCCATATATAGAAGTTACATTGACGATATTGGGGTTTGCCATATTGCTTCCTTAATAGCCAAAAATCATCGCCATTGCGATAGCTTTACCAGTTGTAATTCCACTTCCACCACCCGTAGACGCAATTGTAATTGCTCCACTTGTATTGGTAATTGTGATGTTTGAGCCTGCCGTCAACGTGGTGCGAGTAAACCCCGTTCCATTGCCAATGTCAATTTCTCCGTTAGCTGGAGTTGCAGTTAATCCTGTACCGCCATTGGCAATAGGAAGGGCAGTTCCTGAATACGAAATTGCCAAAGTTCCGCTAGTTGTAATTGGACTACCGGCAATTGACAAAAATGATGGCACTGATGCTGCAACCGATGTAACAGTACCGCTTCCACCTCCACCACCAGCAACCCAAGATGCTGTTGTGCCATTAGAAGTAAGCACATAGCCATTAGCACCAATGCCTAATCGGGTGGCGCTGTTTGTGCCATTTCCAATAATTAAGTCGCCGGTAGTTGTAATTGGCGACAACGCATTAAAGGCAGCAGACGCTGTGGTTTGCCCCGTACCACCATTAATAACAGCTACTGTACCAGTAACATTGGCAGCAGTGCCTGTAGTGTTTTGGTTAAAGGTAGGCCAAGTAAATGTGCCGGTGCTGAAGTTACCAGATTGTGGCGTACCCAAGATTGGCGTTACAAAACTTGGTGAAGTTGCCAACGCTACAACAGTGCCTGTGCCTGTGGTGCTGTATGAAGTGCCCCAAGCAGTTCCCGTTGAATTGGGGATTCCTGCACCGGGATAAACCATTGGCAACGAGTTGTTGACAGTAATTGCCGCAGACCCGTTGTAGGTAGTGCCGGAACTAAACGATATGCCTGTGCCCGATGTCAACGCATTGGCAACAGAACCAGCAGAGCCTGTGGTGTTCTGATTGAGCGTAGGAATGTCAGCAGCAACAATAGCCCTAAATGTCGGTACATCAGCAGTGCCATTCGGCGCAGCTAAAACGTAGTTGGCTGTCTTGGATGCATATGGATTTTGAGTGTCACCATAACTAGCAGCAAGGCTGATAGCAGGGGTTGCACCGCCGCTAGACACAACAGGAGATGTACCAGTTACAGAGGTAACAGTCCCAGCAGAAGCCGCAGTCCAAGACGCTGTTGTGCCATTAGATGTTAAAACATAACCATTAGTACCAATAGCCAAACGAGTTGCGCTGTTTGTACCATTGCCAATAATTAAATCGCCCGTACTAGTAATAGGCGACAAAGCATTAAATCCAGCGGTAGCAGTAGTTTGACCAGTGCCGCCTCTATTAATGGCAACGGCAACACCATTCCATGTGGCTGAAGTTATAGAACCGGGGTAATCCAACGTATTGGTAGACCAAGACACATTAGAAGGTGCAAAGTTATGCACGTCCCATGATCCAGCAGCAATTGAATTGCTTAACAAGCTTACATCAACCAAACCGCCTGATTGAATGGTGGTAATGGTAGTGCCTGAATTATTTTTAACAACAATTGTGCCACTGCTTTGATTGTTATTAAAGGTGTAGTTAACGCCATTTGCCAAAGTTGTTGCATCAGGCAATTGATATGTTTGCCCACCTGAACCAGTAACAACATAATTGGGTACAGAAGCAACAGTCAGCGTTGTAGTTGTGCCAGCAGCAGCAACATTGGAATACCCTTCGATAATGGAATTAACGCTAATGTTTACACTAGCATCACGCAAAACAACGCTGTTTGCTCCAGAAGATGCTGTAACTCCCGTGCCGCCATTAGCCACTGGCAAAGCAGTGCCTGAATAGGTTAATGCCAATGTTCCTGAAGTGGTAATAGGACTTCCTGCTACCGATAAAAAGCTAGGTACAGTTGCCGCCACGCTTGTGACAGAACCAGAACCTTTGCTGTTAAATGTTGTCCAATCAGTAGAGGTCAAATACCCGTTTACAGATGCAGTAGCTGCCGCCATGCTGATAGCAGGGGTTGCTCCACCAGACGATACAACAGGGGCAGTGCCTGTAACCGATGTCACAGTGCCTTGTGGATTAGCAGCAGTTGTAATGCTGGTTACGCGCCCGTAGGTATCAATGGTGACTACCGGAACAAGCGTTGCAGAGCCTGTGGTTCCAGGTGTCGCCACGCCGCTTGCCAAATCAATAACAGGTGTAGCGCCGCCCGTGCTAGTTACACGGCCCGTAGTGCCTGAAACAGAAGTGACAGTACCTGACCCCTTGCTGTTAAAGGTAGTCCAGTCTGCTGCACTCAACGCGCCACGATTAGTAGCGGATGCTGTAGGCAAATTCAGCGTAATGACCGGGGCAATTGTTGGGTTGGATACAGTAGAGGAAACATCAGTTCCCGCAGTTGTAAGCGTCAATGCAGCTACGCTGGTAACGGTTCCAGTACCGGCAGGGTTAGCAAAAATGCCTGGGGTTGACCAAGTAAGAGTTGCCGTTGATTTGGAATTGACCAAAGCAATGGAAATCCATACCTTGCCTGTGGGGACTTGGGGTGGATTGTTAGTCCAGCCAGTTGGGGGTGTTCCAGTATTGGTTACAAAACTCCAAGAGCCGCCCGTAGGCGTAGCAGGAGTAGTAACCGAATCAAGAAAAATCAGGTATTCAAAATAGCTGCCGCCAAATACGGTGTTATTGCCGTACAGACCTACCGATTCTGAACCTGACTGAGGAGCAACTGTTCCGGTAGAGGTGCTGCCATAAAGACCACTTGTAGCCATGTGCGCCCCTATTTAAACGAATAGCGATAACTGCGGGGTTGGAATTCTGAAGTAAGGTGCTGATCCCCACCCTTCCATTTTCCACGAAAGTTTTGGTCTTCAATCAAGCCGTAAGCAGTATCAAAACGGGAAATCCATTTTTGGGATTCATCAACATTTTTGTTTTTGTCGTAATACGCCCATAACGTACCAAACAGATAGCCTTCAGGAAAAGAAGACAAAACCGCATTGTTTTGCACAATGGGGTTTAAAGCATCAGTAGTTGGGCTAAACAAAAACGGGAATGTCTGCTGATAGTAGGCTTTGATGATGACGTTTTCACCAGGATTAGGAGTAAACACATAGTTAGGCCCAACTTCAGAGAAAGATGCCCGAATT